GGGTTTGGGAACTCTATTACAGAGCGGTTGCGCGGGTCTCCAGGCGCAGGTAACGAACCTGACCGAGAGATGTCTGCGGAACCTTGTTCTCGACAAGACCAGCAAGGCCAGTGGCCGAGGTCGTGCCGGAGTTTGCCACGGTGACCGTGAAGGTCGTGGACGACGGAACGGTGGCAACCGTGAGGGCGCCGACCGAGCTGAAGTTCACAAGGGCGTCAACGTCCTGGAACTTGACCGTCTCACCAACGAACAAGCCGTGAGGGCCAGCCGTGGTGATTGTTGCCGTGGTCGTGCTACGAGCAAACGTAGTCACAACCGCAGCCTTGTCTCGACCGCTGTACTCGCTGACAGCAGCCTCGCCCATGATCATAGCGCCGAAGCGGAGCTTATAACCAATGAGTGCGCGCTGGCTGAGCGGGTCGGTGTGGTCGCCACCTGGGGCAACGAAGTACGTCTGCATCGTCTGTGAGTCACCGACGACGAATGCGTCAGGACCAAAGAAGAGTGCGGAGTAAATCGTCTGGCCGTCCTGGGTCCACGTCTTCGCGCCGTTGGCAACGAGGAAGCGAACGCCAGAGTAGGCGCCGATCTCACCGTTCAGCATATCGAGCGGCTGGGTGTACTTCGTGGCCTCGAGGAAGCCGTGTCCCGAAGTATCCGTCAGCAGGTCGTATTGCTGATTTGGGTGAATGATGCAGCGATAGAACCCATCCGGGAACGGAGGGATGTTTGCTGCCTTGAGGCGAGCGACGGCCTTCTTGACTTCAAGACCATTGAGCTTGTAGTCCTGGCGTGCAGCACCCTCAGCAATGTTGCTGACGGTTGCAGCGGCAAGACCAGCTCGGGTCGAGATGCTCGAGGAGGTCGACTGAGCCTGTGCGTAGTAAACGCGAGCCGTGCCTGCGTTCATTACGTCTCGAACGATCTCGTCCATGGACTTGGCTGCAGCGAACGACACGCGCTCGGCAGCAATGCCGACCAGGTCGTGCGGTGAGTCAAGCTGAACGATGTCGCTCAGGCTCGTGTATGCACCGTACTGCTTAACCGAGAAGTATTCCGTCGTAACGGAAAGGTTCACGGTTGCGTCAGGCGTAATGCCTTCCTTCAGTTCGGTGAGGCTGTGTGAAATATCTGGGTAACGGACGTAGCGAATACGATCCGTGCCCTTGACGAACGTGCCCTGGACATAATTGCCTGGGAACACGTGCACCATGCGATCTCGGAGCTCTGTCGCAATCTGCTGAGAGACAAGTTCTTGAACGAGCTTCTGGTAAGCGTTAGCTTCCGTCCCGTTAAACGTGCCAATCTGATTGAGAGCAGGACCCGAAAGTGACGTAATTGTCGCCATTTAAGGTCTCCTTACTAACTTTCCAGCCACGGATTGCCCATAGCCTTGAGGGCTTCGACAATCTGGTCTGGCTTCATTTTGGTTTCCTTTTGGACTGAACGCTTCGGGCTGTTCGCATCCTTAGGAGCTTCGGTGGTTTCTCCACCAGTGTACTGTTTCATCAGAGCTTCGAACTCCAATGCTCGCTGTTCCTCGTCAAGAGTCCTCGTCTTCTCGGAGAACTCAAAGTACTTCGGGTATTTGCTCCGAAGCTTCTCATTCTCCGCGACCTTGCGACTCTCCTCAAGCTGACGCTCGAGTTCCTGGGCACGGCGCTGCACTTTCTCGAACTCTGAAAGAGAGGCTTCCTCTTGGGCAGCCTTCCACTTTGCGAGCTCCTCGTACTTCGACTGGAACTCCTCGGCCTGCTTCTTTGCAGCCGTGAGTGCCTGGTCTTTTCCTGCAAGACGACGCTTCCAAGTGGCGATGTCTTCCTGCTGATCAGTGGCCTGAGTATCGGCAACCTGTGCCTCAACCTCTGGCGACTGTGTCTGCGGAACTTCCGCGACTTGCTGCTCTGCCATTGCTTGGCTCTCCTTTACTACTAAGCTGGCACTTCCAGCTTATCTAAGCGTTGGGATATCCTGAGTGATGGACTCTTCTGGCCCACCAATCATTCCTGTAATCTCCTGCAGTGACTTGACAATTGTCCTGCCTGCACCGATGACACCAGTGTCAACCAGTGGCTTACCAATCTCTGAGACCATTTGGTCTGCAGTGAGCTGGTCGTAGCCCTGGCGGGAGATCGTAGACATACCTCGGCGCATCCACCCTGGAAGGCCTACGGTAATATCCTCTGGCGTACCAGGGATAAGTTGCGTCAGGAAGAAGAGGTAGTCTGGCCTCTCCGTTCCCCTCTTCTCGAAGTCAGGGATGAACCCATTCTGCGAGAGGTAGTCAATGAACTTGCGGTAGGCTTGGAACCCTGCACCTGGGGCAAGGGCACCGAACGGCTTCCAGAACATGAAGCGGAAGGTCTCTGGGAGAACCTTTCCGAACATGTACGAAAGCGGGTACAGCCCTAGGAACTGGTGGTTCATGGTGCGCTCTAGGAAGTTACGGTCAGGGTTGAAGTAGTTGATCCTGTCCATTGCACGGGCAGTCTCTTGATACCTGAACTTGGCTGCCTGAAATGCAAGCTCCTCTGTTGCGTGGTCGTTGAGCAGTGTGATCGCTGAGTCGTGCAGTGTCCTGCCGATTCGCTCTGCGCTCTGTGCAAGAAGACCATCGCCAGACATGACATTGTTGATGATCGCGTCAATCCTGGTAATCTTCTCCGCCTCTGTCAATCCACGGAACGACGTGGAGTTGGCGGCAATGCGGTCGAAGATCTCACCAGTAACTGCTCCAAGGCTGTTGAACTTTGCTCCGTACCTTCTGCCGTTGGCAAGCGCCTTTACGACCACGTCGAACGCAGGACCGGTGGCGCTGCTAACGCCAACCTTCTCATACAGCCTGCGCAGGATGAGCTCGTTGGTCTTGGAGTTAAAGATCTGTGAGCCAAGACCGTAGACAGACTCTTCCTTTACTGCGGCGATAGATGACCTGAGAGCCTTGTACTCCTTGAGAGTCTTGAAGTTCTCGGGCGACACTCCTCGTGCGGCTTGACGTAGCTTCAGTGCTGCAACCTCAACGTCGTCAACAAGGGCCGCAAGTCGTTGTACATCATACCCACCCTGACGTGCTTCGTCAACGACCTTGAGCTTCATGATCCTTGTGAGGTCTGATGGCTTGTGTGCGAGGAGGAATGAGATGGACTCGTTGTCGTCTAGGTATGAAGCAAACGCATCTACCTCCTGCCGCGATCGAGCAAGGGCAACCTCTGACGGACTTACTGCGAAGCCCCAGTTGGCTGGTCGTGCGTAGTCGAAAATGTCGTCTCCCCACCCTAGGTCTACTGCCCTTCGGTACCTGGAGAGCCACCCGGCAAACATGTCTAGTTCGTTAGTACCGAACTCGTCTGCAAGAGCTGCGTACTCTGCTGGCCTTGTCTTTGCCGTGTCCTTGGCCCACCGCTGTGCGTACTCATACGCAGCCATGATGTCGCGCTGTGATTCCTTGTAGCTTGCGACTACCTCGACAGGGCTTGCATCGCCGCGCTTGCGCCTATAGATGGACTTGACAACCCCAACAATGCTTTGCTCCTCAAGGCCAGGCTTGAGCGTTGTGGGCAAGCCTCCTCGTGATGCTACCGCCGTACCGAAGGATGCTTCGTGCATATTCTGTGCAATGGCAGAGTCTCGCTCGCCAAGCATGATGCGTACATCCTGTGGCTCAAGCCCCGCCTTGCGAAGAGCCGTGGTAACCTCGTCAGTCCTGATACCTCGTGCCTCCTTGAAGAACGGAGACTCAACAATTTCTTGCAGCCAGAAGAACGGGTTTGCTGCGTACTTTAGTGTCGGGTAGAAGTTCTCTGTCATCTGCGCGACAAACTTGTTCATGCCTACGCCTGGGATTCCGTTTGCCTTGACCTGTCCAGTAATCCACTGGGTCACGCCTGAGGTTCCGATCTCTCCAGCATACGCCTTCAGCAGTGCGTTGTCGATGTCGAGCTTCGGAAGTCCGGCAGATGTAGCTTCCTTAAGCCTTGACTCAAGTCCTCCGACCACGCCACGGTCCTTGAGAACCGTGTCCATTGCGTTGTAGATGTCCGACTTGTTGCCGAATGCGTTGACGAGACCGCGTACTCCGATACGCTTGGAGGCCGCCTGCTCGTTGATTAGGCTGTCGAACTGGGTGATCTCGTCTGGGGTGAAGTATGCACCGAGCGATACGATCAGCCGCTGTCGGGCGGAAGATGTGATCTGGCTCTGCATCACTGGAGAGAACAGCTTCCTAAGGTTGCTGGTAAAGAACCCTCGGTTGTACTTGCCGTTGAAGTTAGGCATGCCGTCGACAAAGTCTGACGTGATGTCGACATACGGCTCAGCCTTGCTTACCGTGATTGTCTGTGCTGTTCCGTCTGCGTTCCTGACCGCCACCCTCGTTGGGATGCGCATCATGTTGTCGGCTGGTGCAATGCCAATCCTATATCCAGATCTCCTGGATGCAGCGATGATGTTGTCAATCTCTTCTGGCGATCCACCAATTGATGCCCAGAATGCCTTGAGCTGCTGCACTTCGGTTTGCTTTGCGACGGAGAATGTGGCCCCGCTCCTGGCAGCTTCTTCCAGCGTGGCAATGACCTGCTGTGGATCGACTGATCCCTTGGCCATGGTCACCTGGTTCCTGAGGTCAGCGAACTGCCTGACCGCGTTGTTTGCAAGCGCACGCTTCCTAGCCATGACGGTCTTCCCGGCATCCTTGTATGTGATTGCCACAAGCTTGTTTGCAATGTCCTCGGAGAATCCTACGGATACAAGGTCAGATGCATTAAGCTCTGCGTTATCGAGAAGGGCAAACCCCTTGAGGAACCTATCCACCTCTGTGTCGAGTAGGCTGTCGTTCCTGAGCAGGGTCATCCTAGTGACGGATGCGTTCTTCATTTCGCCAAGCGTGTTGAGCTGCGCATCTGTGAGCGATCGACCAGTAAGCCTGGTGATCTCCTTGCGCACAGCAACCTTCTGCGCATCTGGCATTGTAGCAAACCCTGCGGTGATGAGCGACAGTCTTCGGATGTTTCCGACACGGTTGACTGCAAATCCGAATCGAACGTGGTTAGCCCATGCCATTCGCTGTGCCAGCTGGCGGCGGATGACTGGGTCAGACTTGACGATGCCTTGCTCGTCAAAGAACTTGCCACCAACGATCCTCTGCTTGCCATTGACAATCGCCACCGTTCCGCCCTCTGTCCATGTGGAAACGAAGTCTCCAAACTGCTCGTCAGTTGCTCGAGGCAACTTGCCAGCGTTAGACAGGTTCTCGTTCTTGGCTCGAGCAAGGTCGTCAGCGAGAGCCCTTACTGGGTCCACAAGAAGCTCAGACACAAGGCCAGAGTCGCCCATGCCAACGAGAGATGCCTCTCGTGTGACAGTGCTCATCTGAAGGTCTGCCATGCCCCTGGCCAGCGCCTCTGAGTGTGAGGTTGCGAAGTCTACGCCCTCCCTCTGCCAGTCCCTTCCCCGTGCAAGGTCCTCCATTGCCGAGTTGGCAAGGCGTACATTCCTTCTTGCTGACCATACGTCAACCTCTCGGTCAGCGTTTAGGTAGCGTGTACCGCCTCGGAACTCTGCTCCCTTTGCGTCAAGGTATGCCGAGACTTCCGACTCCAGGTAGAACTCTGATACTCCGTACTTGGACGATACGCCCTGTCCGCCCCTAGTCTTGGAGATGAGGAACTGTGCAATCTCTTCTGAGTTGCCGTACCCGCCCTCTTCGATGATTTGCTTACGGGCTTCGTTGATGTCAGCGATGAACGTGTCAGTCTTGCCCTTGGCTACCTCGTCTACTCCGCCGACAACCTTGTCTCGGACGACAGAGAATGCAGACTGCTGGAAGCCGATAGATGCACGCCTCTGGGCGATCCCGGATGTGTCTTCACCAAAGACTTTTGCGGATTCGTCGAGCACATCCCAGGCCCCGCTGCCATACGCTCGCTCTCCAACCTCGTATGCCTTGACAGCAAACGCTGCCTTGATGCCGTCAGAGATTCCGTTAATCTTACCGAACAGTCCCTTGTGGATGTTAGCGATGACAGCGTACTTAGCCAGGCTGCCAAGGTCTTTGCCTGCGGCCATGCGTGCCTGAGTAAGTCGGATCTTCCTGCCCAGGTCAAGACCGACCTGCAGCTTCGGAAGGTTCTGGGCGGCCTTTGTACCAGCCTTAAACCCAGCAGCTCCACCAGCGATGGCGCCTACGCCACCAGCAAGAGACCCAGCCGCAGCTCCTGCCCCGAACCCTGCAACCTTGGCAAGAGCTGGCGCTAGGGCCACCTTGCCTGCAATGAAAGGGGTGAAGTTGAGCGGGTCAAGAAGAATGGACGCACCGAGGTTGACCATCGCGTCGTTTGAGAATGACCGATTGGTCTCTCGCATGTACTCAAGGACTCGATCCTGGTCTGCCCCTCCGTCAATGAGGTTCTTGATGTCTGAGGGCAGGCTGTCTTTGTCCAAAGCGATGCGAGCACGGCCAGCCATGTCCGCAACGAACCGACCAGGCCCCCCGATCCAGTCGAGGAGCGTCTTGCCGACGTCTCCAACTGGCTGCCCAACAGTCTCACCGTATGCCTTGACTGGCCCGATCCCGTTGAGGAAGTCAGATACACCAGCCATAGCCCCGCCAACCGCAGATCCTACGGCACCGATGCCACGGAATGGCAGCGATGTGACAAAGCTAATCGGGTCTGGCGACCCTGCGATTGGGCCCTGGTCACGGGCTGGGCTGTAGTTTAGCTCGTTAGGAAGATCTCCAAGCCTACCAGTGTCAAGCTCGCCCTGCCCAAGGTTTACCCCGAATCGGATATCCCTAGACGTTACGGGATCAGCTGGGTCTCCAGGCTGGATCGGCTGATACTTAAACGGCATTAGAGCTTAATAGGTGTATTCGTAAACCTACCTCCAGATGAACCTGCTGACGGAAGCGATTGAATCTTTGGCGTAACCGACGGGATTGGCGTCGGAGGCGGCTCTACTGGTGGGGCGATAATTGGAACTGGCCCACCACCAGGTGCCCCAGTAAGTACTCCAGCCCCAGGCAGTGCGCCAGGAGTCTTTCGGAAGAAGTACGAACTTGGGTCTTGTGTTGGAAGTGTGTAGCTTCCTCCAGTCTGGTTTAGAACGTAGGGACTTACGTACGTCGGAGGAGGTGGTGCGGTTGGAGTAGGAGCAGGAACATTGCCTGCACCGCCTACGTAAGACGATCCTACCGCCTGAATCTCTGTTGTCCCTGTGTTGTACACTACTGGCTCAACTGGGGCAAGTGCACTGATGATTGCAGATCGGATCTTTCCGGTCTTGTCCACAATGTTATTATCCGTAATGTACTTGTCGACTGCTTCGTCAACAATCTTGTCCCTATCTTGCGGCGGGATATTCATGCCAAGCTTGTTGTTGATGTCGTTTACATATCCTCCGACCAGGTCTACCGCTGCTCCCTGGAGACCAGCTGCGCCTGGCTTGGTGATGAACTTGCTATTGTACCACGTCTGGCCCTTGTCTGCTGCGGTAACCTCAAGCCAAAGCTTGAAGGTTGAGGAGTTGCTGGCATTCAGCAACTCCTTTGCAAATCCGCTTCCGATTCGAAGCGTACCGTCTTGTGGGTTAACCTGTGGCGTAAGGAAGTCCTGGCCAGTAGATGCTGCGTACGTGGAGAAGTCCTCGAGGTCTTCTCTGGTAAGGCGCATCGTGGTTCCGTTCTGCGTAAACTCTACGTAGTCGTTCTGGTCCATCTGTCCATTTGAAAGGTCCCCACCACCAGGTACTGCGACGTAGAAGATACCTGCGTCTGCAACATTGTTCTGGTCTGAGTACTTCAGCTGAACCCTTTCGATGTAAATGATTTCATTCTTGTTGCCTGAGGAGCTACCGATAGAGTAGTCCCCTCGGGTAGCGTCAGAAACTGCGGTTGCCACGTAAGTGTACTGACCAGTGCCAGTTCGTCGATATGTCCAGACAAGGTTTGGGTCCTTGTCCACCATGTCAACCATCTTAGACTCAAGGGCTAGCCGTGCTACGATTCCAATACTCATCTCGTTTCCAGGGGCTGTGCTGACAGACAGCGTGTTAGTGTCCAGGCCCATCCTGGTCATAGCCTGTCCAACTGCAATGAGCGTCTTATCGTTCTGATTCCATGCATTCTGGTTACCCATCAGGTCGATCATTGCCTTGAGAACGTCTTGATCTTCCATGCCAGTTTCTGATGAGATCTGCTTTACTACGCCGTCGATGCTGGAATCGTTTGCTCCAGGAAGAAGATAGGAAAGATCTCCGCTACCAATTTGATAGACTGTATCTGCAATGGCAATATCGTCGTACTTTGCAGATGACGATACCTTACCCGATTCCAAAACAAACTTTCCAAACGCTTCTCTCGTTGCATACGGGTCCGACGACAGTGGCGTGTTGACGACTCCTCCTGTCGCACCGATAGCCTTGGACAAAGCGGTGCTGGCATTGCGTGTTGTAGCGTTGTATGATCCAGCCGTTACTCCTTCGCCAAAGTATGTCGCAATCCTAGCTGCCGCCCCAAGTTCTTTTCCATACCCAGCCTCAGTGAGTCTGACAACCTCGTTAGAGTAATCATCCACTTTTAGCATGAGCGTCTCTACGTCTGCCTGGGTCATGCCTGCGGAAAGTGCTGCGTTCGTAACAACTTCTGCAAGTTTGCCTGGGGTAGAAGCGTTAAGCACATCAGTAAGATTTGAAATAAAACTTTCGCCGTCGTCTGTGATCTTAGATTTTAGAAGGTTGATAGTATTCTTTGAGGTGAACATCCTCTCGAGCACTGGAGAAATAAACTTCTGAAGCGCTACGGCGAATGCCTTCTTCTCGTCCTTGATCTTGTTGGCAACCAGGTCGTACCTGGCCTGGGCTGCGTCAGCCTTCTTGGCTGCAACTGCACGAGACCTGGCGTCAAGGATGGCCTGGTATCGGGCGCTGTCTTGTGGTACGCCGACTGATTCTGCGCGTGCAAGCTCCTTGTCGTAGAAGTTGACCAGCTTGTCCGCATTGATCTTCTTCTCGTTGTACTGTCGGACTGTGTCAGCAGCTGCGTACTCGTATGAGGCACCGAAGATCGATCGGTTGATTCGGCTGATGTCTGCCTCAGTCATTCCAGGCTGCTGCGCAATAAGCCCAAGGACCTGTTCGTACTCGGATACGGAGATAGTACCAACGCCAGTACCGCCGAAGAGGGACTTGTCGATCGTTGTTCCTGCGGTGTAGGCGTTGTTCAACACGGTCTCTTGGTCACGAAGCGACTGGAGGCGGAAGTCTTCTGCCTTCTGTACGAGGGCATTGTAGCCCACGTTGTCACCCTGGCTTTGCGCCAAGTCTGCCTGCCGGAGGTACCACTGGTACACGCTGGTAGCGGTCGCTGCGTTAGTAGCACCTCCGCTCGTGAATGTATTGCGCGCAGTACCGCCCTGCATGTTGTTCGTGTATGAACGAAGCATGGTGTCTTCCTGCGAGTTGCGCTCCTCCTTGAGGAGTGCGTAGATCAGGGCGCTAAGGTTCTGCGAGCCCTGCGTTGGACGCCCGAACCTACCTTGTCGTGCCATTACTCACCTCCGATAATTTCTTCTGGGAGAACCTGAGCCTGCTCTGCGTTAGGCATCGTCGACCCTGGTTCCTGCGCGTTTCCTGGTAGCATCTCAGGCGGCAAGCTGCCCATCTCGCCACCGTTGAACATAGGGGTACCGCCTGGGGCTCCCTGCTGTCGGTAGGCGTTCATGGCGCTTTCCTGCTGTGCTTGTAGTTGGGCTGCGGCCTGCTGTTGCTGGGCCTGCATCTGCTGCATCTGGACGCCCTGTGCCTGCAGCTGCTGGAAGAGTGCCATGAGGTTGCCCATGGTCATCACTGCAGCAGGGTTGAGGGTTGCGTCTGTCTGCTCGTCTCGGATGAGATCCTTCTCGCCCTCTGGGTCCTCGACGCCAACGCGGTCCATTGCGCGCTCTGCGCTCCAGATCCTGCCCTGTACGAGGTTGAGTGCTGTCTGGGCAAGCTCCAGCGTGTCTCGCGGAGTGAGCTCAGGTGGGGTAATCTCAAGTCGATACTCCTGACCAATGATCTCGCCAATGGCAGGGTCCATCTCTTCCCACATACGGGCGCTGATCTCCCAGACCTTCTTGATCCAGGAGTAGAGAAGCTTGCGCTTCGGAGCAATGCGCTGCTCGTAGTTGGCGACGAGAGATGCGATGGCTCGACTGGAACCGAGTACGCTCGACGGCGCAAGGCCGAGAAGCAAGTCGTTGAGTCCCGTGACCACCGCGATCTCTCTGTCGATACGTCGGTTGTAGTCCTCAATCTGGAACTGAGGAATGAATGGTTGAATAGCACGCAGTTCGTTGCCAGGGCCAGGCGTCGCCACGCGGCCAGGCTTCGGGATTGCGTTGGCTGGTACCTCGTCTGGTGCGTCGCCTCCAACGAGCTGCCACATCTGGCCGCCGACAATCGACTGGATCATCTGCGCCTGAGCCGTGATGCGCTCGTCCTTCTCACGGAGAAGCTGCTCTACGTCATAGAGTTCCGACCGCCCGTACGGGCTACCTGGGATAATGCTGTTCCGGAGCACAACGTACGGCAGATTGCCAGCAAGTTCTGGGTGTTCGCTCTGGCTCACGATGGTGTTGCCGACGATAAGAGCGTTGCACACGAGCGCTGGCTGCCCAGCCTTCTTCGGCTTCTTGTACCAGTAATCAATGACGCTGATCTTCATCTCGTCATAGGCTGTCTGGATTCGGTTGGGCTGGCGCTGGTATTCCTTGTTGTACAGGTTAGCCAGAGGGTCTGAGTGGGATGACGTTGTCGTGTATGGCCACCACTTGTTCCCGTCCTTTACAGGGATGACCTCGATGCCGAAGTCCTCTTCCGCTGCCTGTGGGCTGAGGCCGTAGTGGTAGATCGCCCAGTCTGCTCGGTTGTAGTTTGAGTCACCATACCCGATGTACAGGTTCTCTGGTGTGTCGATGATCTGCAGACGAGGGATCAGCTTCTTAGCGTCCCATGAAATCTTGGCGGCTGTGTGCCCGTACAAGCACTTGTAGAGGCAGGCCTCCTCTAGGCGAACCTCAAACTCGTTAGACTCCGCCCAGGCAAAGAAGAGCCGCTCACGACGAGCGGCTGCAGATCGACCATCCTTTGATGTGTCTGTGGCTACGTAGTTCACCACAGGCATGATGGCCTGGAGCGAAGCAGGGATGTTTACGTATGACGGGTGGAGGTTGACAGAGACGTGCGCACGCCCGGCGGTCCGAGCTGAGGGGTCTTCCGCCCAGTGATCAGCACCGCCGAGCGTGACAGTCGACGGGTAGTAGAAATGGTCATGTCGTCTAAAGATGTTGCGGAGCCGAGACTGCTCAGGCTCCATCATCTGCTTTCGGTAGTACGCGTCTGAGATGATGCCAAAGCCAGGATCGCTCTCAGGGATAATACCCTGCATCTGCAGCGATGTGGACGCCATCGTCAGAGGACGCTGCGCCTCATCTGGCAGTTTGATCTTAGCCTTCGCCATTAGTCAGAACCTCCAAAATAGTTGAACTGAGGATTGCTCAACAGTCCGCTGTTATTCCTAATTGCATGTCGCACAGCGATAGCCAGTGCCATCACCGCATCCTGCTCGATCTTCTTATCGTCCAGCTTGTATGATAGGAGCTGCCGTCGAAGGCGCATCCATACCCCTGTCTTCGGGAAGGTGATCATGTTCTTGTCCATCGCTGCCTTCAGATCAGATAGCACCTCGAGCTTCTTCGCCTTAGTGCCGCCGAAGTCGAATCCCCTGAGTGGCTTGATCACGCTAAACTCCTGCTTGAACAGCTTTCCGCCGAACCCAGTCTCGTCGACGATGGTGGTGCAGCTTGAGTCCTGGTTGTACAGAAGATGATTCTCCCTTACCATGTTTACTACTGCTTGAATTGTTTGTTTCCCTGTACGAGTCCTTGCCCTTACCCCTACGATCTTTCCTGGTTCCGTGTGGTCTAGGACGATAGACCATGTAGAGTCAGAGGCGATTCCTGGATCACAGCCTTGAACGTACCTTCTCTTTCCCCTTGGAGCTTCCTCTTCTGGCATGTCTACGAAGCATGAGTCTACGGAGGTTGATGAGAAGTATGAATCTTTAGCCTCGATGAAGAACCCGTCGATGTTCTGCGGTAGTAGATATTCAGCTTGCTGCCTGATTATAGCGTCGAAAGTGTCTGGTGTCAACCCATAACCGACATTGTCCCTGGTAGAAAGTCGGACGCTGTAGATCTGCGGGTCCCTGTCTGGCCTGTCTGGGTTGCCCATCTCCCATAGGTCGGCGTAGTCGTTGATCCCCTCGGTAGGGGTCCCGATGAAGTGGAGCTGTCCACCCGTAGACAGGCGCCGCAGGTTGAGAACCTCTTGGTAGATCTGGAGGAGGTGGGGCTCGAAGGCCGCCTCGTCAAAGGAAATCCCGTTCATGTCCTTCCCAAGCAGGGCCTTGGCCTTGTCCTGGGTAGTCCTGAAGTGGATGTTAGCCCCTCCAACCAGTGGGTGAAACTGGAGCCAGAGGTACTCCCCTCGGTACTTCTTGGTGTGCTCGACCACCCTGCCGACCTCGGTGATCAGGGGGCAGCCCCTGCCTCTCTGTGCAGGGTGACCACCCTCCAAGATCATCGAGATTTCTCGGTGTACCAGTTCAGCAGTTTCCTGCTGGATACCGACGTGGTACCATTCGTATGGGGCAGACTGCCAGCGCATGGCATCCTTCTCGGTGCCGTCTGGCGGCTGAACCCCTAGCTTGTAGAAGGCGCTGTGGAAAACAGCCACCGCCATGCCGAGGGTCTTGCCTGCTCGGTTACCAGCTGAACAGATTGTGGTGAGGTATTTAGGCCTCCAGCCAGACTCATCTCTGTCAGCCATAACCTTTACCCATTCGCTTTGACCCTTGTGCAGTTCGATGCCAAGCCAACGCTTGGCAAAGAATACAGGGTCTGTCCTACCTGCAGCCAGATCTCTAGCTGCAGTTGTGGTAATATTCAACGCTTCTTCTTTCTATTGTTGTATTTTCCCTTAAGGACCGTCGTGTCAATTTTTCTAACTGTAAAGAATCCCGGCTCACTTCTTCGAATTCCACCACTTGTAGATTGCATCCAGTTATAGTTTAGTTCAACTCCGATTTTACCTCGGGCTGAAGTAGCCTGGGTCCACCTTCTATCTGCCTCAGCGCCACTGAGAGTCCTTCTGCCAGTTCCTCCTGTCAGTTGCTCATGCCATGGCAACTTTGGATTTGGGGCTCGGAATGGTCCTTCCGGTCCGCGTCCAGTAAATCCTCGAAAGGCACCAAGCCACCACTGTTCGTTTCTGTTAAATCTGCTTCCGTTCCTTGATGGGGTCTGGCCAACGAAGTCATACTTGTCTGGCTTTGCAAATACTCCGCCGCCACGAGCCCCTGGTAAACGTCTCAATACAGCATACGATCGATTGTTTGGATTGATTATAGGACCGTATACTGGTCCAACTACTCTGGCGTTTCTTGCTCTTAAGCTAGCGGATGCGGCTCTAGATCTCCTAGAAGCAGAAGATGCTACGGAAGTTGGTTTCTTTGTTGAATTCCCGTACCCGCCATCTACTCCCATTACTTGCTTCCCTTGTGCCTTGCCATTGACCTGGCGTTTGCCTCAAACTGAGCCAGCTGATGCTGGAAGATGAGGGTATTGTAGCTTCCAAGCTTCTTGGACTGGCGTGCGCTGGTCCCAGCTCGAAGGCCTCGGGCTCGATCCATTCTCAGTAGGGTCGAACCAGTTCGGGCCGACGGAGCAGGGATGCCCTTCTTCTTTGACTTAGGCATCTTTCTTTCCTTTCCCTTTGTTCCTTGCGCTGATCGCCTTTGCCTTGCGCTTAGCGTCAGCCTTACTGCTTGCTCCCCAAGCCTGGAGGCTCAGGAGAAGTCGTGTTGGTCGCCCCTTCTCGTCCCGCTCTGGTCCTGGCATATTCCCCATACGGGCCAGGAATGATGCCCTGCGAGGGTTGTCCCCGCTCTTAACTGGAGGCTTAAGCTTGCCACCCTTGTAGGAAGCACGCCCCTTGGCGTTCAGTCCGCCCTTCGGGTTCTTCCCCTCCTTACGCGTCCACGCTGGCGTCTTGGCCATCGGTAATCTCCTCAGCTTGCATCTCGATCATTTGGATTGTCGGACCGCCACCCAGTATGCCAGCAATAGACACAGCGAGCTCACGGTCGGCAGATTTCTCAACACGTCGATCAATCATCTCCTGCGCTCGCAAGCCTTCTGACAGGCTGGGTACTAGCTCTCCAGCTTCTACCATTGCAATAACGTGGTTCTTCACCAGCATTGCCAGGTCACCATCAGCCTTGAGCTTTTCCTGATTCTTTTTGAACTTCTTGATCACAGCCGCCTTGGCCGTCTGGTACTCGTTGGTAAGGTGATTCCGGCGGTGCATGCCCAGGGTGATCCTGGAGATGTATCCGTCGTTCTCCTTGAGCCAGTCGCTCACCTTGGTGTCAGGTTGCCCGTTCGACATCCGCTGATTAATCTGCTCAGCGAACGGGCTCCTGCACGCGGCGCACCGTTCAAGGACGGGCGCTAGGTTCACTTAATCCCGAAAGCCTTGTCTTCTGGGTTGAGCCAGCGAATGATCACTGGAACAACTGCTGCGATACCAGCGGACAGGACTGACTTCCAGCCGTCTGCCCCGAAGTCAAAGGCCCCACCGCCAAGCGCAATGAACTGCGCGAGGCATGCTGCCAGGAATGAACGACCCCAAGATGCGAGTGCTGCCTGTGTGCTCTTGCTCATAATCTCCCTACTTCTTTACGATGATGCACCGACTTGACGGAGCATCGCCCTTACTGGAGGCAATTGCCTTCAGCTCTTGTCCCGTCACCGTGACGGCAAACTTTTCCTTGCCCTTGCCGCTGAACGTCGGATCAGCGAACTGGAACCCGTGGTCTTCACACCACGCAGCTGCTACCATGTGCCCGTAGGTGGCACCCTTGTGCCTACCGACGAACCGCTTGTGCCAGGCGCTGATCGCCTGGGGCGGGTAGTTCTTTGCTGCGTCGACGTTGATGATCAGTGCCGCCCCCTTCTTGAGGCTGGCCACGCAGTCGGCCCAATCCTGCGCGTATTTCGCGTTGGCGCCAAGTACCTTGCAGGTCTTTACTAGATCCCATAGACTCGATCCATTGTCGCTAACGCCTTCCTTTTCCTTGAATCCTGTGGCCTTCTCCTTGGCATTGATGCCTTCTGCTGCGGTAATCTCCTTGCCAAGAACCCAGGACACAGCACAGGCTGCGCTTGAAGGCCCACAGTCATCGAGGATGCCGCCCTTCTCGACGTGGTCGAGCTGGCTTCTAATGATCAGTTTGCTCACTTGTTTGCTCCATTCGTTGCGAACCATGCTGCCAGGGACGATAGACCAGTGAGCCCAAGAAGCCCGACAATCCACTTGGCTAGGCGGTAGGCCCCTCGGGTCTCTGCCATCTCCATTCGGATAGTGCCAAGCTCTACCTCGATCTTGTCGAGTCGCTCGATGATCTGATCTACCTGGCTACGTGTCATGCGTCTGGCTCTTCAGGGAACTCAATGCTAAATGGGTTATTGGTATTAGTGATATCCCTAAGGTATTGACGATATGTCATCCACTCGTCTTTCTTTTCTGTGGATAGCGGTGAATCTTCAAGCTGCGTCCAATCTGACTTAGCCAAAAGCTGGTTTCGCTCTCTTCGGATTTCATCCCATCGTATAAGCAATCTGTTTTGAATTTCCTCTTCTGGTGCGTCATGCTCAACCCAAGTCTGCACCCATCTGGTTACTTCAAACTTTGGGTCACCTTCTGTGTATACTTTTGTGTAATCAGTTGGCTTTGCCACTTCAAGCACAGGAAAAACACCGTACCTGAACATCATATTTTCAGAGAACCACCCATCGATAGAGTCGTTTGGGAAATCTTTTGCAAGGTCAGAGATAGAATATGGATACTTTTGAACATTTCCATTGACGACTTTTACGTACGGCATTATGTTAACCTCAATCTTCCAAGTGAAACGTGGTATACAAGAGTTCTGGTTCCTCCTGCTGAGTTTGCGTAGAACCCATTTGCTCCTATATCCCTACCTCTAAAAAGATGGCCAGGGCCGATAACAACTCTATTTTCTGATTCAAACCCAGTAGTCCATTGCGTCGGACTGTTTCCGTTCATGCCTAGATGCAGCTTTGATCCTGGTGTATCTTTCCAAAAATCTGTTGCTTTTGCATGTAGTTCTGAGGCTGGATCCGTTTCAGAGAAGTAATGCGGCTCAGTGTTTGTTGTTGCCGTTGTGCTGCTAACTGCTGTTTGAGCAACTGCAATGTAGTAGTCTGATGAATTAAACACTACTTCTCCTGCTGAAATTTTACAAGAAGTGTTCAAATAAAGATTTGTGTTTTCGCTAGATGATTCAATTTTTTTTCTTGCAATTGTATCTACGCCGACTGTTCCAGTTCCAGCAAAACTCATTCCACTGGGGTGATCGTATAAATACGCATAAACATTTGATCTTCCGATAGTTCCAACTGTCCTAGGGAAATAATTAATTTTGTTGTCTGTCATGTCGCCTGACCTCATGACCCTCGTCCACGATGCGCAGAACTTACCTAAACCGCAGGCCCATCCCAGCTCGTTGAACGTCGTGCCATTAAGTCCGGCTGTGCTTGTGTTGTCTCCAAAAACAGATGAAATGTTTGTTTCAAATGATCCCTCAATACTACTTGATGTGGAGTTTCCATTTGCAAGGACAACAAGAAGTTTTCCTACCGTTTCGTATCCCCACCCCATCATCCAGTTATCCCCAGCGGTAGATCCAGGTGTGAATATTGCCCCTGGGTCTCCTGAGCTTGAACCCCTTGATCTTTTGTAGTATTCAAACCCTGCGTTTGAACCTATGTTGCTGGTGACGATTAGCGGTCCAGGAACCGTTTTTCCTGGTACAAGGAGGCTAGTATCCATTGACGTCAATGCCTCGGTAGTTGGTACCGCCGTCGGTTGTGTACACGACAACGTACCCCTTTGACTTTAATAATGGAGCTGATCCACGCCATTTAATCTTTGAGTCCCATGTAACGTTACAGTCTGACGTATCATACTCAATGATTGCAGAGCGTGCGTTAGCGGCATTGTATCCAGTAATCGATTGAGTTGGATGACTTGAGAGCGTGACCGTGACATCCTCCGGCTTTGGGTAAAGAAGTGCCGTAACGGCAAGCCAGGAGTCAGTCCCAGTTCCGCCAAATGCTGCAGGATCTTCTGATGTTCCTGCTGTAGATATAGTTTTAGATACCAAACCAATCGAAACTCCAGACCCTGAACTTGTGAACACAGAGTTTGTATATCCTGAGGGGGCCGTCATTGTCACCGCGTCGTCATCAAGGAATCCAAAAACTAGAACTGTTTCGTTGGTTCCCAAAGTTACGGTTGATGGGCCGTCTGGGTTTCCTGTCGTGTCTTTTGCATATCCTACATTTTGAGTATATATACCTACGTTTCTCCATGCATGCGCAACTGCGGCAGATGCTGTAGAGATTCCAGTAATGGCGATGCTTGTGTCTGGAGTTGACCCCATAACCTTATACAAAATTGTTCCAAATACTCCTCCAGATTCTGAAGAATCGCTGTATAGCGTTGACCATCCAGAGCTCGATGTCGATCCCAATGATCCGTCAGAAGCAATTGCAACAATGCAAAGGTCTCCCTGTTGCATTGACGATGGAAGAGTTAGAGTTCCCGTGGTGCTGGATGTAAAACCTGCTGATGATGAGTTGACAAAACTTGCGGTACTAGCTGTCCCGCTAACTGTTTTGAAGTAGTTGCTTGAACCCATGTCGATAGTGTAGGTTCCGCTTGACTTTGTGATGGTAACTGGGGAAAATGCTGTTGCTGTTGGGAAAAATGCAACGTTACTGTCGTTTACAACGATACTGCTCGTCTGGAGTGTCTTACCGCCGGTGCCATCAAACCTTGGGATTGTGTTGTCAGTGCTTGATGCTGCCCCAACAGCCTTTGCAGAAAGATCAGTTGTAAGGTTCGTTACGTCTGCCTGAGCAATTGCCGCAGATGAGCTCAGTACACCTGAAGAATCTGTCTTAACATATCCAGCTGTTGTTAGTGGTGTAGTAATCGTACCAGTGAATGTCGGGCTTGCTGACGGAGCCTTTAAGCCAAGGTCTGTCGTTAGGTTGGTTACATCTGACTGAGGGTGAGTGTGCGATGATGCGGCAATTCCGGCGCCTGAAAGGCTCTTCTTTGTCCACAAGCCTGTGCTGGAAACAAACTGAAGTACGTCGTTATTGTCTGGGCTTGCTGCGCTTACATCATGCAACTCATCTAGTTCGTACCCGTTTTGAACTTTAACGAGGATCTCGCCAGTGCTAGCGTTTGCCTTAGTGACGACTCCAATGTATACCGTGTGCACGCTACCAGTTGGCGGAGCTCCAAACGTGATTCCGCCGGCTGTGCTGCTCAGCCATACCGCATCTCCTGCGGTTGCTGTTGATGTGTCAATTCCGCTCAGTCGACCCTCGGTGACAACGTACCCGAATCCGTTTGAGGACATATTGCTCTCAAGAAGACCGAGCGTCTTGCTTGACGTTGCCTCTGTGTCTGCATCAGCATACGAAACAATCGGATTAGTTCCGTCTGCGCTAGAGATGTAGACGGCCTCGCCCTTTGACTTAGCCGTGCTGTCGTTCTTGACGTACTGCTTTACAACCTCAGTGTATGAAGCTGCACCTGCGGACGCCCAGTATGTATCGTAATCTGTGGCGCTGCTCTTGGTCAGAACTTGACCAGTAGTGCCTCCAGCAGCTACTCCTGCTCCAGTCGCTCCCGTAGCTCCAGTTGCTCCCGTCGCTCCCGTCGGACCCGCCGGGCCTGTCGCCCCTGCTGGTCCAGTCGGCCCAGTGTCTCCCGTGTCTCCTTTTGGCCCTTGCGGACCTGTCGCACCCGTTGCCCCCGTTGCTCCAGTAGCACCTGCAGGGCCAGTAGGTCCCGTCGCTCCCGTGTCTCCCGTATCGCCTTTCGGGCCCTGCGGTCCCGTGGCACCTGTCGCTCCTGTAGCGCCCGTCGGACCAGTATCACCAGTATCGCCTTTTGGACCCTGAGGGCCAGTAGCGCCAGTGGCCCCCGTAGCTCCCGTGGGACCAGTTTCACCCTGTATACCCTGAGGACCAGTTGCTCCAGTAGCTCCAGTAGCGCCAGTTGCACCAGTATCTCCTCTCGGAATTGTCAGGGACAGCGTTTGCGTAGGGGCTGTCCCTGTGATCGTGGCTGATGCGCTCGAACCTGCGGCCCCCGTGGTTACCGTGCCAATAGAAAGTGAATTTGCAGGCCCAGTAGGACCAGTTGGTCCGACAACCGTAGTTGCGTCTACGACTTCAACTTGGTTTAGTACTTCCTGGATCTCTGTTACTTCGCTCAACGCGTCACCTCTGGGCTTACGATGATCCTACCTCGAAGCACTCGACGAACAACTGATGTTGCCGTTTCTTGTGCCTCGATATCATAATATGCTGTTGGGATATCAATTGCTGATGTTGTTGCTGCAGAAATGGTAACAGTAATAACTCCTGATGAGTTCTTTGTCATGACAATAGTTGGCGACACACCCTCTGACGTAAGGATAGGGGATGAGTCAGCAGGAGTCTCTCGCACTTGCATGCGCACAGTCCACCCAGTCAGATCAACTGGGTTTCCGTTTGCGTCCTTATACGTAATCGTAAGGCCGAACGTAGCCCCTTTCTCAATGGTGGTATTGTAGACTCCTGCTGCCATCTATCGTCCGCCAGTGCGTCGTCGTGTTCGTGATCCTGACCTAACTGCTGGAGCTGTTGCGTGAGCAGCAACGCCAAGCGTGGTTGCAGTGATAATTCCAGCTGCAAGCGGCGGATTGAACGGAGCAACTGCTGCTCCTACCGTGTAGCCAAGAACAACTGGCGCCATGTTGCGGCGTGCTGTTCGAGCGGCTGGCGTCATCGCCTTGTTTGCAGCCTTTGATCGCTGAAGATATTCGCTCTGTGCCATCTTACTTTCCTTTCTTTGCTCCACGGAGACTCTTGCCCTTTGCGGCTGCCTCCTGGAACTTCTTCTTTCCGTATTTCTTTCGTCCGATTGAAGCTGCCAAAGCTTTCGGGTCCCGAACACCCTGCTTCTTGAGCTTCTCCGTAAGCTTCTTAAACCCTACGTATGCCATTATGGTACCCTCACGTTAATATCCGGTGTGTTGATTGACGGCGATGTCTGCCTTCGGATAGACCAGTTGTCACCCTGCCCGAACAGAGCTTTCCACAACTCGTCTGCTACGAATCCACCAGCCACCGAACCGCCAAGGCTGCCGATTCCACCAGTTGCGACGGCTCCAAGAGCACCGCCGCCGATTGAACCGAGCAGATTGAACACAGTCCTACCAATATCTCCGCCTGTAGCTGCGGTAGCACCAAGGCTTGCCACAGCTCCAATTGCCGTGGCCTTGAGCGGAGACTTAGTAAGCAGGTTGGTGGCGTTCAGTGCCCCTGTAAACAGTGCGTTTTGTGGGTTTAGGTTGCCAGAAAGCCCCAATGTGGCAAAGTCGATGGCTGCACCCGCGACTGATCCCCCAACTGGGGTGCGGACTCCCATATCAAACGAGCGCAAGCCAGGACTCATCTTCGGAAGCAGGCGATCCGGAGTCAAAAGCCCCATCAACTTGCCCTGCTTGACCGAATAATTTATTTCTGCGTCACCCTGTGAGGTCTCTGGGGTCGGATCTGTTAGGTCTGGGCCCTCCCAGAAGCCAGAATCAAAGTCATCGTAGCTGTAATCTGCGGATTCACCGCTAGTTGATCGTGGTCGACCAGTTGCAGATACCGATGGAGCTTGAACTTCTCCTTGTGAACCCATGCGGACGGCAATTTCTGACTTATCACGCAGTGGTTCGGTGTCAAACGCAGGGATTTCACCGCGCCTAATCGCCTCAATGGCGATTTGCACCTGCCTAGACATCGGTCCGCCCTCAAGCGTTGGGATAACAGTGATAGATTTCTTGCCTTTAGTGGTCTTCTTCACGCTGACGTTGAAGATATCTGCAAGGATTTCATATAGAGGGACGGCAATCTTCCTGTCCCCGTCAAGAACTCCAGCCTGCATGTTCTCTAGGATCGGCAGAACGAGCTCTGCGTTAACAAGTTTGCCCTTCTTACGGGTCACAGTGATGACTTCCTGCTTGCCAGTTGTGGTATTCTTTGATACTACACCAAGAGCAGGCTTGCCTTCGACCTCAAGATCAGTCGCAAGTGCTCGTTCAACGTAGTTGTCTGGCAGGTTTGCCCCAATTGCCTTGACCAGCTCTACGGATTTTGCGTAGTTCCTGCCAACCGTAATGTCGGAGAAGTTCTTCCAGAATACACGGAAGAACCCATCCAGCGCTCGCTTTGAGTCAATCTTAACGTCAAGACCCTCTAGCGCGTTGCGAATGGCTGTCTCAGCGCTGTCCGAACCCTTGTTCTGAAGTGCGATGGCGATCACTGTGGCCACGCGCTTAGGGCTGGTGCCAGTTCGGATCGGCTTCTCTGCGTCCATCTCCTCTACTGCGCCGCCCTCATCGCCCTCGTCCCACACGCTATATCCGTACTCTTCTGGGGATGTGATCTCCATCCCGTCAGCTGCATCGTAGACAGTTCCCTTGCTCGTGCTCTTGCGCTTTCTCATCTCTTCTTCGGTGTAGTCCTGGAACTTCTCTGGAGACTTCTCGTCGTACACACGTACGTATCCAGGCTCAACAGGAACCACGCGCTTGTGAACATCCTGCGCTGCGCTTGCAATCTCTCGGTACTGTTCTTGAAGCTGGTCTGCCTTGATCTTTGCAGGGTCGAGATCTGCTGAATCGAATCCGCGCTTCTTTACGATCTCTGCAATCCTGCGATCAAGTTCTTCTACGGTGATGGTCTTCTGTAGTCTTTCAACAACTGGCTCTCGGCTCTCTACGGTACTTACCGTAACGTCGCGTAGTCCTGGCATTGGGATCTGCTGTACAATTGGGGCAGAGGAAAGGGTGACCTTCCCGTCTCCTCCAATTGTCCACATCTTCTCAATCTTTCCAATGGCCTTCACCATCTCTACGGTAAGAGCCTGCTGGCTCCTCGGGTCAATGTCTTCTCTGCCGATTCTAGTTCCAGACGGCATGTCTGGCGTCTTGTTCAGCGTCCAGCCAAACTCAGGGTCCCAGAAGAACGTGCGACCGCCCTCTGCCTTCGTCGTGTCCGCTCGTGTCTCTGTGCCAATCGTAATACCAATGTCCCTGAGGGCAGCGAAGAACTTGTCGGACTTCGAGCTCAGCGCTCCAGATGACCGCATCCCGGCAAGCGTGCCGCCAGAAATAACGGTCTGGGCAACTGGAGCAGCGACGCTGTCTAGGAGTCTTGTGAGTGGGTAGTATCGTTCGTCTACGCTTGATCGCCCTGGAACAACGACCTCTGGGAATCGATCTCGGTGGAACTGAGGGTCAAGGTCGATAGTCCACTCTCTTCCAAGAAGCCCACGTGCGACCTCTACCGCTGCTCTGGAGGCAAGGATTGCTGCTCGGTCTGTTCCCCTAATAACTTCTATTGCCTTACCTGCCCTGTCGCCAGTCACAACCGCACGTGCGCTGAGCACTGCTTCAGACTGTACCGTGTCACCAGCGAAGATTCCGTTTTCATCTAGTGTGGATGGGCTTGAGACCTCTGCGGCTGAGTCGTAGACGCTTCGGTCTGCAAGCATCCAGAAGTTATCACGAGGAATTTGTCGTCGCCCTTCTTCGGTCTCGTATGTGGCTGGGTCTTGTGCAATCCCGCCATAACCAATCTGCGTGCCAGCAATAGTGGACATCTTCTGAAGTAGTCGTAGGCCCCTTACGATTGAGTTCAGGTTGTCAGAGTAGGTACGTACATCAGTGTCTGGCGAGTATCCAAAGACTTCTGGGTCATGAAGA